AGCGGGCACAGGAGTTGCCGCCAAGAGCAATCCGACAGTCATTTTAAGCAGCGTCTCCATTGCGCCGACTGCCGCTGCCGCAGATACGTCCAAGGTCGACCCGACGTTATTGTTTCTACACGTCGGCCCGCTGACTCAGCTCCAGCCGACTTTAAATCCCGGCAAGAGATACGGAGTCGACTTCGAGAAAGGCCCGTCGGTCTTTTTAGACTCACCGCCGGTCGCAGCCAAATCGTCGCGGGTAAACCCGAGCGTAGTGCTGAGCTCTTTGACTCTCGCGCCGGCGGCAATAGCGGCCAAAGGCTCGGCAGGCGGCGCGGGATCTTATGGCGAGGGCGGATACGGCGATCAGCTTTACGGCGATGAGGTGGGCGTTATCATTGGGTCGCTCACGCTGGCGCCAACGGCGGCCACCGCAAAGGCGACCAGAGTCAGCCCGACCGTCCTTTTGGATCTCAGTGTGCGGGTCACTCCGGTAGCGGCTTCCGCAGCCGCAGCGAGCACGGCGCCGACGCTGGACTTCAGCGGCGACCCGCGCACGATCGGTGTCGTTCTTCAGCTGCAGGCGTCATACTTGCCGGGCCAGCGCTACAGCGATTTTACCCATTTGACCGACGACGGCCCGCATGCCGTTTCGCTACTGACGCAGCTACTGCCGGCCTATGGACCGGGGCAACGATACGACGGCGATTTCGATCACACGATTGTACATGAAGAGCCTTCAGGCCCAGCGCTAGCGGCAGGACGAGTCACCTCGACCGTGATTAACGACGTCGATCAGCGCGTGACCAATACGACAGCGGATTACGGCACGACGATTGGCCCTAAGACTTCCAGGGTGCGCATCGATCAGACGGAGAGGCAAACGGGCATTGAATAAAAGGGTTATTTTTTATGGCTATTGATTTGTCGGGTAACATAGCGCGGTTCGAGGCAGACGACATTCGGATGTTCTCTTACATAGACGGTGTGTCGGTTCCAACAACCGTGTCGTTTGCCATCTATAATCCCGACGGGACGATACTACCACCGACCGCGGTTCAATCGGGAATGACCGTCACTATATCGGGCGGCAACAATGTGGGCATGTTTTATGTCTTTAGGCAGTTGCCCAGCAGCCGAGGATTTTACACCGCTGAATGGAAAGCCTACGGCTCGGGCACGGCACAGAGCTCGCTCTATGTGCTCACGCGCGAAGTGTTTGAAATTTACAAGACTGAGCCGATTTCCTTTCACAGCTACGGCAACAAGAATACCGTCATGCGGGTGTCGCGCCAGCTTGTGGGCCGGGGCGACTTGACCGAGTACGACATCGCGCCGCACATGCTGGCCGCCTACGATTTTATCAACGCTAAGCTCGGCACGAGCGTGCCGGTGCCATTCAATCCGGCGACCAACTATATTGCGCAGGGCGAGGAAATCCTGGCCATCTATACGCTGCACGGCACTTACGGCGCATCGGAGAAGGGCGAGATCCCGCCGGCATTCAATAAGCTGCGCGACGATTTTCTTGCCTACATGGACGCCGTCATCGCGGGCGAGATCACCGTGGACGGCACGCTCATCAATACCGGGCGCATCTCGCAGTTTACCGGCGGCATCGAGGGCGGACTCCCGACCTTTGGCCGGCGGGCCTTCGAGTATCAGATTGTCGACTGGAATGTCGTTGAGTCGGAATGGGGTAATGACGGCTGGTGGGATTGTCCGCGATGAATAATGATTTTCTCACCAAAGAGCACTCCACCATGACGCGCTGGTCGGATAAGGACGGCGAGTGGCTGGCCACCTACGTGGAGCCGGAGCTGCGTAACCTTACCGGCCTGGGTAAAACGCCCGAGCGCGCATTGTCGGAATTGAAAGCCGCTTACCGCGCATGGGCGGATAGATTAGGGCATAGTGTAGCGGTAAGTGAGGCCGTACAGCGCGCGGTTAAAGAATACGGCGACGTGTTGCGCAAACTGGGTAGCGAATAATGGCCGGCATTTCAATCAAGACCGAAGTCAAAGGCATACCGCAGCTAACGCGGGTGCTGAATGTGCTGACGCGCAAGATTCAAAGCCGCACGGACTTAAACGCGCGCTGGGCCGTGCTGACGCTTAACTGGATCAACCGAAACTTCGCCACCGAGGGCGGTATGGTCGGCGGCTGGAAGCCGCTTAGTCCTAACACATTGGCCGCACGGCGCAGTGGCGCGGGACGCATCTTGCAAGACACCGGGCGGCTCCGTGCGTCCTTCATCCCGCGCTGGAATGACAAGCAGGCATCCGTCGGCTCGGCCATCTCCTACAGCCGGTTTCATGAGGAGGGCACCGGGCCGTACACCATTAAGCCCAAGGGCAACTATCCGCTGCGCTTCAAGGTGGCGCAGGGATCGGGCGCGGTGAAGACCAAGATTCTGAAGAGCGGCAAGAAGATTTCGCTGACGACGTTTAAGGGCCAGTACGTGTTTGCCAGAGAAGTGCATCATCCGGGCTTGCCACAAAGAAGAATGTTGCCGCAGCAAGGCGACCCGGTATTGATGCGTGATTTGTTGCGCGCGAGCGTTGAGTATTTGAAGAAGACCGAAGGATGAATTTAAGCCCCACCCTAGATATTTACCGCGATTTGCTTGTCCCGCTCGGCGAGAAGCTGAGCGCCGATGAGCGTTTTTCGGACATCAAGCATATCGTGCACGACTTTGAAACCGATGAGCCGCCGCTGATGGAAATGCCCTACCTGCAGTACGACGTCGAGTCACCGTACACCGATCAGGCGCGCGGCTCGGGCTCGGCCACTTTGCAAACGCGCTACATGACGGCGCGCATAATATTTACTTACTGGCTCTATGATCCAAAGTCCAAGCAGCGGCTCAATGAAGGCCTATTCAAGTTTGGCGGACTGCTGCTGGATTTTCTCCGCGACTGGACGGACTTGGGCACGGGCGTTGGGATTTCGCGCGACCCGATTGTATGGATGGTGGACAAATCCAATGCCGATGAGGGCTATGTCGGCGCGCATTCGGTGGCGGTGACATTCGATATTTATTCGGGAGTGGGGAAGTAGCGACAAACTATTATGAGTGTGCTAATGTGACCACGATTTCAGAGATTTGTTTTTTGTGTCGGTAGAGTAAGTTTTCGGCGAGTTGTACGGGGCAAGTGCAATTGTTGTCTTTTCTTGTAGACGGCAGTTGCAGGCAACTTCGGAAAGTACAAGGGAAGGACGAGGTGCCCCGTGCCTGGAATCGATGTTGCTCTAAACAGGAGAGAAATTCTCCTGTCCGCCGTTGAGTCTTCTTACGGCATTGACCGCGCCCCGCAGGAAACCAACTCCTACCAAGCCATCCGCATCATCGAGCCGTTCGTTCTTGACTTGGGCCAGGAAGTGCTCGAGCAGACGGGCGGGCTAAACACGCTGGGCTTTAGCCGCCCATTCGGCACGGTCCGGCCCGTCGGCATATCGTTTAAGACCTTTGTCCAGGGCACGGGCGGCGTATCGTATAGCGCCACCGTCAAGCCGCCCGCAGGCGATCTCATTCGCGGTTGCGGCTATCTGGAAACCTTCGTCTCATCCAACGCGCAGGGCCGGCCCATGTATTCCTACAAGCCGCTCTCCCGCGTGCAAAGCCAATGCAGCATCACTTTCGTTGCCAACGTGGACGGCTATGAGCATCGAATTACGGGCGCCATGGGTAACGTCAATTTCGTCGGTGTGGCGGCTACGCCATTTGTTGCCGAATGGAATTTTCGCGGCCAGCTATCGACGGAGGCCAGCACCACGCGCGGCACGCCGGTCGGCTTGCCCACCGCGACACCGGCGCGCTGGGTCGGTAGCGGCTCGGTCTTCGTGCAGTCCTTGGCGGCCGTCATTGAAAACTTAAATTTCAACACGGGTAACCGGATATTCGAGCAGCGCGCGTCCAACGCCTTGTCGGGTAGCGGCATCATCAAGTGCCTGATCACCGAGCGCCAACCCGGCGGCTCAGTCGATCCGGAAGCCACCAATGCGTCGAGCTTTGACTGGGTCAATGTGTGGCGCTCATCGTCTGGCGCGCTTCTCTACGCGCAGGCGGGCGTGGCGCAGGGCGAGTGTTTTGCCATCGTGTCATCGCAGGCCGTGTTCAAGACACTGGCGCGCCAGGACAAGACTGGGCTGGCGACTTTCGGGGTGGGATGGAATGCGTATGAAACGCTTGGCGACGATGACGCCGAGCTCCGTTTCTTCTAAGTTGGGGGGACACATGGCAATAGATAAAAGCCTATTTACCAAGGAAGTCATCGCGCCGTTTACCGGCCAAGTCTTCACCATACACCGCGTCGACTTGATGACGATGATTGAAGGACTCGGCGTGCTGTCGTTGCCGGTAGCCGCTTCCGTGCAGGACGCCTTATCCGATCTTCAGGAAAAGGTAAAAGCCGATCCGGCGGTAGAGGCCAAGGCTAGACAATTTCTTGTCACCAATGGTGTGGATAGCCCGCAGGTTTGGTTTGGCGAGAAATCGGCATGCCCAGCCGACCAAGTCTATCATCTTTACTTAGGCTCGGACTTACGGCTCTTGGCTAATGAGATAATGACTTACTCATACGGCGTGCAGGTGTCAGCGTGTGAGCATTTTTTTTTCCAACAGAACCGGGCCAGAAATTCTGGACTTAATGGGGCGGAGGTACGGCCAGAGGCCATCGAGCCTGCTACCTAAGCCGTTTAGCGACGCCTACGATGCACTCGCCTTTGACTACAACGTAATGCTGCTCGGCATGGCGGCCGAGGTTAAGGCGCGCAATGAGGCCGAGAGCAAAAGCAATCCCTACCAAGGTTTTACCACTTCCCGGCGCGAGGCTTACGCCCTGGCGCGGCGCGCCCGTGCGGCCGAAGCAGAGCTCATTGCTGAGCGGGAATCGATGAACTAAATGGCCGACAACGTCATAGAAGTTGTAATCAAAACCGCGCTCGAAGGCGCGGAGATCCCGGAGACTTATAAAAAGCAGTTAGCTGACCTTGGGAAGCAGGGCGTCACCACCTCCGAGGTACTAAACAATCTCACCAAGTCCTTAGAGAAACTAAACGCCGAGCTTGGCGACACCGAGGCCAGCCGCGCATTCACAAGAGGCATAGCGGAGGGCGCCAAACAGGGCGCGCTCGAATTTGACAAGGCCGCCAAGACAATCACCGCCGGCCAGAATCAAATTGCGCAATCATCCAAGGCAACCGGTGCGGTACTCCAAACTACCGCGCAACAGGCCAACGAAGCTGCAACTGCACACGCCAATTTAGGCACAGCCGCTACAGTCTTAAATAATCGCTCACTCGGTTTAGCCCGCACGCTAGGGTTTGCCGCCACGGCGTTGGGCGATCTGGGACCGGCCGGACAAATTGCCTCTAATGCTTTGTT